CGCCCTAATCTAAAGGTTCGTCGTCGAGTACTTCCACCTTAACGAGAGTATCTAAAAACTCGGGTCCAAAAGGTTTAACTACTACCCCTGCCATTTTGAGGCACTCGTGCGCCAAAAAATAAAGATCGGTCTGTTTAGAGTCCTCAAGAAAAGCTCGGTGAAAGCCTTTCTTTACGTGCAGCTCAAAGGCATACTCAATACGTGGCGTGATTTGATGCTCAGTAACCTCGCCCGTAACCCTTGTTATTTTAAGTTTTGCCATTTTTTGCCCCTTTTCTAGTTTGTTATGGTGTTACGTCTACGACGATAGGTGAATTACAAGTAAATGTAATCGATTGGCTACTGATGTCTCCGACAGCGCCGTTAATATCTGTAGTGTTGTTTACCAAAATTGTACTTTGGTACTCAGGATTTGTTGTAGATACGGCTGCGCTTGTCTGCTTAAGTGTAATAGGCACTGTTGTACCCCACGCAGCTTGAAGTGCAGCGCGTACAGATCCGGCACCGGATGCTGCATTATCGTTTAGAAAATCTAGGGTAATGGTTGAAGTTTCCAAACCCTTTGTAAATTTCCTTGAACTGTCCCCCATCGCACTGATTTCAAGTTCTTCAAAAACTCTGTTAATTGTTGCGCTAGTAACATTTGCTGAGAGGTCTACCGAGTTCAGGGTTACGACCACTCCGTTGGATAAGAATATGGCCATTAGCCTATTCCTCGCTTTCTGTAGTTGGTGTTGTTGTTGGTGTTGCTTTTGCTACTTTGATCGGTGCAGGTTCATCTACGATCTGTCCGATCTTTCGCAAAAACTTTAGGTCATCCTCTGTATATGGCATTAGTTAGCTCCAGCTCGTTAGTACGGATATGTCAAAACTGGCCGTAAGCAACGTACCGCTCTGTACTTCAAGTACTGAGGGAGCCGACATACCGCCAATATTCATTACAATATTTGATGCTGTAAGTTTATTAAAAACTGCTACCGCTAAAGTTTCGATACCGTTAAGGTTGCCGTGATTGTCCAGCATCGGCACGGTCATAATAATTTTAAGGTTCGCTAATGGCGAGATAGCCGAGTAAGTATTATTACTTGGAGTGATGTAAGGATCTGCCGGAGCAACGATTACGCTATTAGCTGTAATAGTTGGCGGTGGAAAGCTGTAAGTATTCCACACGTTCGCATTAGCTAAAGCTGTAGCGAGTGAGGCTCGGAGTGTAGTTATCGCGGCTGGCATTTAGCCCACCATACTTCCGGGATTTTGATAACCGGCGATGAGCCCTCTAATTTTGCCGATCATTGAGTTACCCATCCGATAAGGCGACGGGCTAAAGCCATCGATCGTTACTCCACCGGTTTGTGATACTTGGCGAGCTTGGAAAATATCGACCGCTAGGATCATCGCTGCCTCACGGATAGCCGGAGTGGTAGCGTATGAGTTTGTCTTTGTATCTGCTCCTACGGCTGAGCCATAAGGTAGTACGCGCTGAAAATTGACGTTAGCCCCGGTCTTGGCAAATTGGATAAAGCTGTAACCGTTAGGCCAATTAAAGTAAGTGTTATTCCATACGATCGATGGTAGCTGCGATGTAGTGCCAGCTGACCAAGGGATCGTACCGGTGATTGTGTAAGTGCCATTGAAAGTGGCACCGCATCCGCTTAGGGTCACGCTCTGCCCGGTACTAAAGATCATAGGGTTAGCGACCATCGCAGTAATTACATTATTTTGTAGGGTTACGCCTACTACCGGAGCTGAGGCGAACCATAAAAACTGATTGAGTAGATCCTGCGCTGTCTGACAGCACGTCTCGACTATATCGCTCGAATAAAGCGATTCTATTCCAAGATTCGCACGAAGCTCGGCCTCGGTAACGTAAGTCGCTGGCATCTCTACTCCAATCTTAAAAGAGGCCGGTAGGGCTCAAAGGGCTAAGAGCCCTACCGACTATTAGTTTTTTGCTTATGCCTTCAAGTATCTAACGATACCGTTAGGCATTTTTGCGATAGTTGCCATAAAGCCGTAGATCGCTACCTGTACTTGTAGGTTAGATACGACGTTTACGCTCATATAAGCCTGTGGGCTACGGTAAACCGTGAAAGCCTCAGGTGCCAAAATTAGCGCTGATGAGTCATCCACTGTGGTCTCTGTGAAGTTCTTGTCTACGTAGAGATCAAGTCCTAATACGTTACCGCGAATAGACTGTGGGCCTACCTGTCCGGCTGCGTTCATTGGCTGGATAGCGTTATAAATTGGTCTCTTTGTGGTATCTGTCGCGCCCATTAGTAGCTGCCATTGTGCGGCATTACCTACGTAGTTCTGAGCAAAGTAACCTGTGTTTTTGTAGATAGCAGCTGCAGCTTGTGAAGTAAACGCAATGACTCCATCGCTGTCAGCGGTTGTAGGTGTCGAACCTGTACTAGCTGTTAGTAGTGCATTTACTACGGCTGTATCGATAGTAGTTAGGTATGCGTTCTGTAACTGCTGTGTCAATTCCGCATAAAAATTTGGATCTGACCGCTCGAGGAGTTCGATACTAATGGTGCCCATACCGGAGTACTTCTGTACGGTTCCCGTTAGATACGCGCTCTGCATATCTGTATTAGATACTGCGCCGTTTTCTGCCTCTACTGTAACGGTTGGCGCTACGCCTGTACCGCCGCCAGCTGCCGTAACAAGTGAGGGCACATTTATGGTCATACCCTGTGCCGGTAAAACGCCTTGAGAACAAGCATCAATCGCAGGTGTACCAAAACGTGTATTAGTTACAAATTCTTGTAGGTACTGTGTCGGATTAAACGCAGGGTTTCCGGCAAAATCATCGGCTGCGGTTACGTAGAGCTTTGATTCATCGCTACCTAGTGCAGCTTTGATTTTGTGTTCTGTGTATGTAGCCATTGATGTAATAGGTGTGCGTACTCTTTGTGAGTCGAGTACGGATGGACGGATGATCTTACGAGCTGCCTCGACTTTTTCAGCCTCGGCCGGTGCATCTACCGGAGTATCGTCCGGTGTATTTTCTGGGGCTGTAGTCACAGCTTCCTCACTTTCGGTTTCTGTTTCGGTTTCGATCTCTACGATAGTCGTAGAAATAGTAGTAGTTTTTTCTTTTGTACTTGTCGCAGCTTCGAGAGCTGCACGAGCAGCGGCAATATCCGTTACTGATGCACTTGAAAAGGCGGCACTCTCGACGAGGCTTACCTCTTTGAGGACTGCAGCGGTAACGAGCAGGTAATCGCCCATAGGCTTAGAGGCGGTTACATCCACCCCTACGGATAAGCCTGAGACGAGATTTTCCTGCGCTAATACGAGTGCATCTTGTCCCCGAGTGCTACTCGAAAGCTTAAACGATCCGTACACACCATCTGTAGAGTCGCTAAACGAAATAGCGCGACCTACCGGCTTATCATTTTGATGCTGCATTAGTAATTTAATTTGCGAGGCTTCGGCATAAGTAATTGAGCCGCGCTCGAACATTACGGGTCCTGCGCTTGTATGTCCGATCTCGCCATACGGTGCAACGAGGCCCGATATGATCCGGCGCTCTGTATCTGCAGCTTGGATCTCTTGACTAAACGTTAGTAGCACTTGCATCTCCTAGCGGTGTGAGTGATTCCATTTCTCGAGCTTGATCTACATCGATCAAATTAAGGTTTAACATTTTTTCGATAACATCTAAACGTTCTTTTGCATCGACACGTAAAAACGTATCGTCAATCGCAAAACGCACCTGATTTTGACTATTTGTTATATCGTTCATTGAGAGCCTGTCCTCAATAGCTGAGATATAAGGCTGTAGTGAGTACGCTACAAATTCTTTACGGCCATCTAAAATATTTTGGTACGTCATCGAATTATTCATATCGGCACTGAGTAAATAGCTTGGCACGTTCATCGCTCGGCTAATTTCCGTAGCTAGGTACTGCGAGGCTTCCGTGTACATCATATCCTTAGGACTAAAGCCGATATTTTCTGCAGTGAGAGTAGAGGTCAAATATGCGGTACTGCGATTTTTTCTAGCGGAATTCCATCCAGCTAATATGCCTTGGATCTGTGTTTCCGGTAAATCCGCACCATTATTTTTCAATATAGTGGTAGCCATCGGTGTCGCGGCAGATACCGCGCTCGCTCTTTGTATATCCCACGCGGCTTTAATTGTAGTACCGGCTGTTTGTAATACTCCTGGTATTAACGATTGAAAAGTAACAAGGGAACCGATACCGGCCATTGGTACAAGATTGCCGTCGATAAAATAATCTTTAATTTCTGTACCGTATTGGTTAGTGGTATATGTAACGCGATTATTAGCGACCCACTCAAAGCCGGATGGTCTTCCGTCATCAGCATACAGAGAGGTCACTCTCCAGTACGCAACGGAATAGAAAATTAAACTATCAACGGTTGCACTGATCGTAACGCTACGAGGCTGGCGTATATCCGGCTGTTCTAGCCATACCGGAGATCCTAATTTTTCGCCGGTTGATTTTTTATAAAGTGCAAGATCGATCGATGAGATAACTCCGGCAATGAGGTTTCTGCAGCGACTAACGCTGGCGACCTGCAAAGCAAAATTACGATCGATACCGATACCGTTATAGCCAAAAGCTGAGTTAGTGTTAAACGATCCATACCCGTAGGTGGTATCCATAACCGCCGGGGCATACTGAGCTTCGATAGTCGGCTTAGCAGCTGACTTAAAGCCTAGAGTTTGTAGTAATCCCATAGAGCGCATTTTCCCATATTGTCAAGCATAAATACGGCTATAGAGCGCGTGTCTAACTGTATACTTTAGCCTCACCTAAAGGCTGAGTCAGTACGTGGACCACCATACTTAAGCCGATTGCAATATCTACCGGTCCGGCCGATTTCCTCCGGATGATACGCCAGCTCGCATCGCTTTCTTTAGCTGCGCAATTAGCCATAGAGGTAACGAGCTCATCTTGGCCCGAGTGCACAAGCCGTTTATTACTGAGAGCTTCATAGAGGTCTCCCGATGCCTGATACCCCTTAGTTCCCGATATGTCGAGGATCTGTATTCCGTTTACCTCAAGGCGTTTGGCGATTGAGGCGGTCGTATATTTGTCGTAAGCCACTTGGCGCGGATAGTAAATTTTGGCCCATTTCGCAATCGCGTTCGCTACAAAGAGCTCGTCAATAGATACGTCCGAGTGGAATATCTCGAGCACCGCTACGCCTATGCGGCCATCGGCGAGGACTTGGCCCATCACGAGCGATCCATCTCGTCTCGACGGTGCCACGTCGAAAGCGAAAATAGTAAGAGGCCCGGGTACGAGCTTGAGATCCTTATCGCCGGCCTCCTCAACCGACATATGCGGCCAAGGGCTGGACGTGCTACTAATCCATTGACAAAGCATCTCGGTTTTCGTGGTCTCGATCGATTGAGTGCTCACGGCCTCGGCTAATACCGACTCATCGAAAAGGTAGCCCAAGGCCGGGTTTGCATAGGCCCACGCATCGCGGTCAGTAATCGGCGCAAAAGCTGGAGCCGAGTACTCGTAAAAGCCAAAAGTCTCGGGAGGATTTGATAGAGCTCTTTCGCGTAGGTCATTAAGTACGGTGCTAAAGGCATCCCCGGCGTTCGACGTATACAGACTTTGAGAATTGATTTTTGCACGCGTAGTTGGAGTCGCGGCCCGATAGCCCTCCTCACTGATTTCACGTAGCTCATCGATATAAAGAAAACTAGCGGTACGGCCTCGGCTACCGTCTCTAGTTGCAGCTACTACATCGAGCCGGTGCCCATTTTTAAGCTCAATAGACTCGGTGCCATTGGCGTAGCGGATCTGTTTAACCTGCCGGCTAAGGTCAGCTGAGCCCTCGATCGCGTACGCCACTTGCCTAAAGGTGTCTAGCGCCATCGATCTATTTGAGCTCATAATGAGCACGTTAGGGCTATCAAATAAAAACATATGCCCGAGCATCATCATCCGCGCAAGGTGAGTTTTACCCTGTTGCCTTGACGTCAAAAGCAAATTGGACCGTCTTCTAAACATATTATTTTCGTCTACGGCGGTCATATCTGAGATACAAAATTTTTGCCAAGGCAAAAGCGGTAGGCCGATACTGTCTGCCAGCTGAGCGATCTCATTGCCGCGATTAGGGCCCTCAAGGTACGGGCTATGCAGGCGAGGCTCAGTAGCCCCCGTAAGCGGTGTTTTTGTTTGGGTCATATCCCTATCAATCCTGTTCGTTTTGGCCCACACAGGGACCGCTAGGGACTGTACCAGTGGTTATCGGGGAGGTATAGGTCGG